AGTTTTATATTTCATCTATTCACCATCAACTTTCACAGCAAATGGCCAATAACGCTCGTCGATAGCTTTAATTTCTTTATCTGTATGCTTTATCCCGCCGTCTGCATTATTCAAATAACCAACCCCTGGCAACTTCACATAATACAATTGCTCTTTCTCGACTTCGTAGCCGCACACCCAAGCATTGAAAAACAAATCAGCATTTCCATCTATCCAACACGCCAATTCATCACTGTCAACTTCTTCAGATGATTGGTCAAAATATTCATTTGCCAACATTTCAAGCGCCGAACCATATGATTCGATTTTTTTCGCTACGAACTTCGGCACCACGACTTTTTCTGGTTCGTCTAGCTGTTTTACTAAGCCGATCGCGTTGTTATATGCGTTTTTTTCACCTCGTGAAAAAACAGTACGATCACCAATTTCTATATCACGATCTATATTTCCTCTAATTTCTTCTAACGTTTCAATCAATTCTTGTTTATTCATCGCTGTTCCTCCCTTGAAACTGTTAAAACAGTAGACAGATGACCATTATTACGCAAATATTCCAATAAGTCCTCAATGTCAGATACATCTTCATCTTCTCCGTAATAGATGCTTTCAATTATTACAGCTAAATCTATATAGCTTATTTTTAATCGTTTCACTATGCTTCCTCCTACTCATACTCAATCTCAGTATCATAACTGTTATAAATAACGTTTACGTGTTCGTTTACTTCTTCATCTTTCTTTAGCCAATATGGCCGTTTTCCATTTCTCAGAGGTATGCCAATACCATCGATGAAAGTTTCGTTATTATGCACAACGTTAAACGTGATATACTCTGCTATTTCTTCCAAAGTTTCATAGTCATAAAAAAAGTGGCAAAATTCTTTAAACCATTCCTCATTGAAAAATTCTGGATCAAGTTCTACTTTCACTTTGTCACGTCTTACTAATTCAATATTAAATTGTTTCATTTCACTTCCTCCTTGCGTTTCTCAACATCATCAGACCAAGCAGCATAATAATCGAAGTCCCAGCCATCATCTCTTGGGTTTTCGTCCAAACAATCTGGATCATGTATTAATACGGCCTGTTTCACTTCTTTGGATTCATCTTCTAGTTCATCTATCAAATCATCAGGCACTTCAATTGAGACTAGTTTTACTGTTTCGTCTTCATCTGGGTCATCAGCCATTAGGTAGTCTTTTTCCTCTTCGAATTCTTTATTTGCCTGTCCTTTACTTTCTGTCCAATGTCCAGTATTTTTTGAACTTTCATATCGATATAGTTTCATTCCGATTCCTCCTACAACTGTTCATGTGTATCATAACCGCATTTTTTACAGTGTCCTGCCATTTCTATGTCTGTCGGATACGGTCCAGTCTGATATGCATATGCTTCATATTCGTGATCACATGTTTCTTGGTTTATCACTTGAACCTCATCCTTAAATAACCGATATTGATTCCCTTCATCATACACATGGTAAATTCCACCATTATTTGACACACTGTCCACTTCCACTGCTTTATTTTTGTTTTTATCAATTACTTTCATTCCGCTTCCTCCAATCTAATAGCTGGACCACATGCAATTTCATGGTTAAATCTCTCAACGTTAATTTCCAGACGATCAATATGTTCCTCGTTCACTTCTTGATTCATTTGATACGAGTGGCCTGCCCAAGAATTGAACGCCTCTAGCCACCCTTGATCTTCTTTATCAGCTGTGATGATATACTTACTCATTCCGCTTCCTCCTGTTCCTCGAAAATAAACGAATATTTTTCTGAGCTTACGATATGGTAAAAACCGTCGCACGTTTCCACTTTATATAGCTCGTTCTCGTAAAGTTCTCCATATCGTTGCATAAGTTCAATATTTGCTGCATATACAGGAACTTCTGATGGGAATCTCGAAGTATAGTCTCTTAGTATATATGCAAATTTACCTGTCGAATCATTTACTACAGCCACACATTTGAACATCACTCTTCCTCCTGTTCTATGGACCACTGGCTAAAAGCTTGTAAGACTTCCGCTTGTTGCTTTCTATTTATTTCCATGAACGCTTTGTAGACAAGCTCTTCACTAAAATAGCCATGATGAATAAGTTCTGCCAATTCTCTAATAATTAATATATCTAGTGTACTTCTCTTAATTTGTTCTCTTTTCAACCAATCTAGCACGATCTGCTGATTTTCGTTGAGCTGCGCCTGTACACTTTCATCTGCCTCAAATGCTTCACTTTCCAATCTTTCCCAATCGCTACTATGCATCTCAATGAATTCAATATCTGATAACCAAACGGCTTTCTTACTCATTCTGCGACCTCCAATAGTTCTGGGTTCTCGTAGACATTTCCGATAACTTCATATTCTTCGCTGTCAATGAATCTAACAGATGTTAATTTTCCATTTCTTAACATTTTTTTGCAGAATGAACCTTTTTCAAATACAACGATGCTATCATTTATATGCGATTCGAAAGGAATGTAATATAATACATCACCCTCAAAAATTTCAACGCCGTTCTTGTCTTTCAACCCTGTTGATTGCATCAAAACAACATATTCAAACTCATATTCAAGAACGCCATTCAAGCATTCAATAATTTTTAGCGTGAAATCGATTGTTGTGACATTTCTTATTTTATTTTCTTTTTTTATAAACGCTCTAAACTTTGGAATCATCTTCTTCACTCGCTTTCTTAATTCTCTCAATGGCAACATCAAAATATTCTTTTTCTTTCTCAAAACCAATGAACTGACGATTAGTATTAATTGCAGCAACTGCAGTTGTACCACTTCCTATACAGTTATCAAGCACAATCTCGCCTTCATTCGTATATGTTTTTATTAAGTGTTCAAATAGCGCAACTGGTTTTTGTGTTGGATGTCCACATCTTTCGTTAGAATTATTCTTTAATTGGTTGATATTTAAAATGCTAATTGGGTTTTTCCAGTTTTTATCGTAACCTTTCGGAGACATTTTAACCGTGCTTATGTTATAGTTGTCTGATTTAGCTCCGTCATAAACATAACCTCGCTCTTGCGCTATCGCTACACTAGGATTTGTTCTTGGAATCATCTGTTTGTTATAGGTTGGCAATTTTTTATAAAATACAAGGATGTTTTCATGTACTTTTAAAGGCATTTTATTTGCCATAAAAAAATTACTTGCTTGATTTTTATTCCAAATCCATTCATATCTAAATAACTTTCTATTGCTCATGATTATGTCTGTTGTGAAAGGTTGTGAACCTGTCAAAACAATAGCTCCGCTGTCTTTAATGATGCGTTCGTATTGTTCCCAAAGTTTATCAAATGGAATAATGACATCCCATTTATTATCAGTCGTACCATATGGCAGATCGCATAAGATCATGTCTATACTCTTATCAGATATTCGTTTCATTCCTTCTAGGCAATCTTCGTTATATATTTTGTTTAATTCCATGTTTTTAAAGGAGCAAAAAGCTTTTTAATTGCGGCCGCAAACCTCCACTCCCTTCTACAAATTCACTGGCTCTTTTTTATAACCAGCATCAATCAAAATTCCCTCGATCACATAAAGGTCCGTTTTCTGCTTCAAACTAGCCTTAAATTTCTTGGCAATATTTCTAGCTGTTTCTAAAGAAACAACTTCATATGTTTTAGCCAATGCATCCGCAATAATAGCGGATGTTGGCGTGTAATAAATCTCCAGCAAAATGAACACTCACTTTCATTTCATAAATCTAATTTAAATGTTCAGCTTTATATTCCCAAAATTTGCTTCTAGGCATTCCTAACGCTTCTATGATTGCATTCACTGAATAACCAATCCACTGCAAATACAAATATTCTTGAATGGTGAACTTGTCTTTATCGATTGAGTTGATTGGTTTAGATTTATCCATTGTTTGCTCACCAATATCCTTACCAAGCAATTTAATTTGACGATAGACCATGCTTTTGGGATGTTTATACCAGTCTGGGTTTTCATTCATTAACTTAAGCATTTCTTTTCGCTTTTGCTTTTTTTCAGCTTGAATACGTGCTATATCTTCAAAAATTACACTGTTCATTTTTTAACCTCCTAAAAAGGCAGATCATCATCGCTAATGTCGATTGAATTACCTGCACCTGCGAACGGATCTACATCTCCACCAAACGACATTTGTTGGCTGCTATTTTGCTGATTTAAGCCTTTGTTTTGATTCGTGGCATAATTACTCTCGAAATTATTTTGAACGCCTGTAACGCTATTCTG